GTATCCCCGTGAAAGCTTAAATCCGTCTAACAGCGGCCCCGGACAAGCACCAAAAAGGAGATGAGAACATGTCAGACACGTTGTCAAAGGAAGAACAAAAAAGGCTCGAAGAGGTTTTGTTATCGAGGCGCGAGCCTGAAGCATACGCGATATACTTTGATTTATACACAGGCCTGCGCCTTGGGGAGCTCGCGGCGCTGGCTGTGAGCGACATTGATTTAGACAGGAAAGAATTGTACGTAGGGAATAAGTTAAGGCGCATATATTTTGCGGATGAAGACGACCACAGAGTTGTAATGAACGAGGCCAAAGTCCAGCGCGTAATACCGTTGCCCGATCATTTGGCGGAGACAATGAGGCGTTATGTTGAGGATATCCGCAAGCCGTATGCCGAGAGGCGGGAGCAATGTAAAAAATTCCTCAGCACAATAATGCCGGAAGTTGATTTTTTGTTTTTGAATATTAAGGGCAACCCCCTGAATAAAAAGCAGCTACAGTTGTATCTGGATAAGATATTAAACGAAGTCGGCGTCGCGGGTAATCGAATAGAATTTTTCGCGCTGCGGGAAGCGTTCAGGAGACGCTACGTTGAATACGGATATGACCTTGAGCCGCTGTACCGGCCCGGATCATAAGGCTGCCCGTCGTCTGACGGCGGCCCCGGACAAGCATCAACACATACGACAACGAAAGGGGGCTGTAAGCCGTGGGGATTTCGGCGCTCACAGATGAACAACGGGTGTTTGCCGAGGAAAACCACCGGTTAATTTACAGTTTCCTGCGTAAATATCATTTACCGTACGAAGAGTGGTACGGCGTGGCCGCAATTGGATTCTGCAGGGCTGTGACGCGGTTTGAACCTGAGCGGGGAGCGCTCTCCTCATTTGCCTATAGTGTCATGCTGAACGATGTGCGGGAAGTAATGAGGAGGGCGAAAAAAAGCATTCCGGTAGTTTCACTTCAGAGCGAACTGCCCGGAAGCGATGGAATGACGTTGGAGGATAAACTGACGAACGAATCTTGCTTTATGGAGCCGTTTTTCCAAGATGGCGTTAAAAAATTTCTTCGATCTTTGAAACCAATACAAAGACAAATTGTCGCGTTGTGTGCCGCCGGCGGAACACAAAAAGAAATCGCCGTGAAGGTAGGTCGTTCACAGTCAAGCGTAGCAAGACACATAATGAAACTAAAGGATAGATTCAGGGAATTTCAGCAAGCTGTCAACTGACGGCGGCGGCGGGCAAGCTCAAGCCCAACAGAAATTACATATAAGGAGCGTCAAACCATGAGTTTGTTGGAGACAATCAAAACAAGCCTACATATCGAACATGGCGAAGACGATGAACTACTGCAAGGATTTATCTCGGCGGCGATCAACTACGCCGAAGCCTATCAACATATACCGGCGGGAACATACGCGACGGAGGTAATCCCGCAAGTTACGGAAGCGGCTATTATCATGTTGGCAGTCCATTTTTACAAAATACGCCACTCGACCGACGGCTATTATGCCGACAGCATTGGAGCCGGAAAGCATGTCTGGGATATGGTCAAATATCTGCTGTAATCCGTCGCATAACGGCGACGCGAGGCCCGCGAGGGCGGGGAGGTGAGACAATGATAGCAACGGGGATTTATAGAATACTTGATGGACTCGGACGGGTCTGTTTGCCCATGGAAATAAGGAAATCACTGAACCTATACGAAGGCGACAAAATCAGCGTTGACGTGTGCGGGGACAGGATTACCCTCAAGAAAATTGAGGATTATGACGTCTTCACAGGATCAACTCAGGATTTGATAGATTATAAGGGGAAAAAGGTTTCGAGGAAGACAATTTACGAGCTTGCTAAGCTTGCTAAAATAGTCAACGCCTAGACGCATGATAATACATAAAAATGTCCATGATCGGAATCGAGGTGAGACAATGGACAGAAGAGAAAGGCTGATAGAAGCACAGGACGCGCTGATTGACGATATGATAGCCATTGCCAAAAGCAGGATGATATTTACCGAACCGATTTTTTCGGATTTGGCAGATGGCATTGCCAAAATTCAAAGTATATTAGATGGCGAGAAGTCCGCGTAAAAGGGGCAATGAAAGATGCGGGAACAAATCTCGGCGTATGTCCGGCAGATTCTAGACCACGCAAGGAAAAACGGCGAGGAGACAAATGAGACCACCCGGGACGCCGTACTGTTGGCGACGGGTTATGATTTGGGATTTGAGCAGGGATACGAGCAGGGATACAAGGACGGCACCGATGATATGGCGAGAAGTATTAAAAAGGTGCTGAAGAAATTTTGAAAATAGACAAAAAAGCCGCCGGATGTCGGCGGCCAGGGGGGAGCGGACAAGATGTGCAAGGAAAGTACAGCAATGAACGACATCTCTAAAAATGGATTTATAACACAATTAAGATGTTCGAATGAACTCGCGGACAGATTGCGTAACTATGCTGATGAAACAGGTTCTTCAATGAATTCTACTATTTGTATCGCCGTTGATTTATGGTTAAGAAATATTAATAAATAATCTTAATAATCATCATCATCTGCGTCAAAAGAAAGAACGCCATAGTCCCGTTCGTAGTACTCAATGCCTTTTTTTATAAAATATTCAAACTGGCTATTGAGCGTTCTATCTTCTTTTCTGGCGATAATTCTAGCTTTATTATGAGCGGTTTCATCAAGCCGGAGTTGCGTAATGACTCTATTGGGAATAGCTTTTGGCATATTAATCACCCCTTTTTATTTAGTGGTTATATAATATCATATTTTTACTAAACATAATAGTCACTATACAGTAATTATTCAGTTATTATTTAGTGTTGACATTCTTAAAATATTATGTTAGTATATAGTTATTATATAACACTAAATAGAATCTATATAATATCTAAAGGGGGACAATGCATGACGAAAAAAGTAACCGTCTATTCTGATAGGCGGCTGAGGAGGTGATAACTTGCGAATACCAAGAGTCCCCCTGATTAAAGTTTACGACAGGTTTGACATGAAGGAGCATATTGTCGGCACGGACAGTCACGATTGGCTGTATGTCGATGATGAGAAGCGCATTCATTACATGAACCTGCAAAACGGGTACGAAAACGGCTCTGATCTGAGGTCATACGGCTACGGGTTCGTAGCTGAAAGTGTCAGCGGATACGGCAAAGCAATTCAGCTTATCCGCGTCGACGAGCTTCTGGAGATGTACCTGCCGGAGTTCGGATTCTCGGACGAAGCCGCAGCGGAAATAAAAAAGGCGGCGGCGATAATCCGCGACTGTTACCAGCAGGAACTGGACGCACGGTGGAAGAAAGGAGATTTACTCTGACGAAAGGATGTGAGGCAATGTCACCGGAAACCAAGGCATTGCGTGAACGTACCACCAAGAACAAAAGCAAGCGGCAGCGCGCCCGGGACGTTGAGATGTATGTCCCCCAGGCAGCCCCTCCGCCTGCCGATCCGCCTCCGGCAGCCCCATCAAGGGCGGATATGCTGGAGGTAAATCAGGCCATAGAGGATATAATACGGCGGTTCGAGGCAGACGTCGCCGCCGAGGACAGGAAGCTCGCCCGGCGGCGGGCGGTGTAGCGCGGTAAATTTTGGAGGGTAAATAAAAAAGCCGCAGGTACGACGGCGGCAGGGACAAAAAAATAAGCCCGTGTGGGCTTATAAGTTGGATGCTTATCGTTGAAATTCATAAATCTTGCGTTCGAGTTGATCGACTTTTTCATCTTCGCTTAACACGCTACTAATGAGAAGGCTAATTTGACCTTTGATAGCTTCAAGATGATCTGTATGTTTGGCTTGGACGGACTTAATCTCAGCAAGTTCCTCGCCGTGTTCGGCTTGGACGGACTTGATTTCGGCAAGTTCCTTGCCATGTTCGACTTGGACTGCCTTAATTCCGGCAACTTCTTGTTCGAGCTTGGCTTGGCCAGCTTCGAGATTGTCAACCTTGGCTTCGAGTCTGGCTTGTCCGGAAACTAATGTTTCGAACATTGCTATTATTTTTTCTTCATTCATTGTTCGGCTCCTCCTTTCTGGGTAGTGTTGGGTCGTCGATGGTGCTGGTCTCGGGGGTATCCTCCGGCGACAGCGGCGGGCTGATTTCGGGGTTGTCAGTTCTGCCGATCAAGAAGTCGACGGAGCAAACAAAGAAATCCGCCAATTTTATAAGGGATTCAAAATTAGGATAAGATTTTCCAATCTCGTAATTTTGATAACCTCTTTCGGTTATATTGAATTTTTCTGCCATTTGTTTTTGAGTAAGGCTTTTACCCAGCCTTAAATGCTTTAAACGTTCAGAAAAAGAAGACACAAAAATCACCGCCAAAATTTTTATAAAAAAAAATAAAAAATTTTCAAAAATCTATTGACAACGAAAATGGTTTTCGTGTATACTATTATTAACACGAAAATTAAATTCGCGTTAATATAAAAGGGGAGGGTGTGAATAGGTACACAACTAAAAAATAATTTAAAAAAATATCGGGAAAAAGCAAACTTCAAACAGGATGAAGCCGCTCAATTCCTCGGTATATGCACAAGGCAATATCAAAACTTAGAAAGATACATACCAAAAGCAGTAGCATACTATATCAGATTAGCGGAATGCTATGGTACAACCATTGACAGGCTGGTAGGACAGCCCGTCAACGGTAGCCCGACACCGTTACCAGCGGTCTCAGGCGAAAAATAAAACACACAAATCCATATTAACACAGTTTTTTCTTTATGGGAATACCGTAATATTTAACAAAAATGACGGAAACGGATCTCGAGCGCGTCAAGGGCCAGCCCCGGGGAGACGCCGCGACGACGGGTTATTGGAAATTGTCACTAAAGGACTTGTGGAGTGAATAATAATGACACACACGTTAGTATCCGAAAAAGAAAAATCATTGATCAGAGAGCAAAAAGAAATGGAGTTGGCTGAAAACCGGAAAAAAAGAGCGGCGTTCAGAGAACTGCAAAAATTACCTTATGGTAGAAAGATTAATATTGCGTATACACGCGCTTTGGAGTTTTACAGCATTATTACCAAAGATTATAACGCCAATGTCCATGTAAGCGTGGGAGGGCTCGACAGCCTGACGCTTTATCTGTTTTTAAGGAAACACATCGACCCAAATATAAAAGGCGTGTCGGTGTCGTCGCTGGAAGACAAAAGCATCCAGCGAATACATAAAGAGTTAGGAATAATAATTTTAAAACCGTTAAAATCGAAAGTTGAGATAATCAGGGAATACGGTTATCCGGTAATATCAAAGGATGTCGCGGTCAAGATCGAAAAGCTCCAGAATCCGACCGAGAAGAACGAAACGATCCGTCATGCAATCCTGACAGGCGAAACAGGCCGCCAGGGAGGTTACCGCGACAATTCGAGGATGAAGCTGGCTGATAAATGGCAGAAGCTGTTTGTTGAGAAGGAAGCCCCGTTCAGGGTAAGCCCCAAATGCTGCTATTACCTCAAAGAGAAGCCTTGCGACGATTGGGCGAAACAGAATAATTCGTATCCATATCTCGGGCTGATGGCTTCTGAGGGAGGCCGCCGGGCGCTTGCGCTCCCTGTGAACGGCTGCAATTACATCAGCGAAAAGACGAAGCGGAGTTGTCCGTTTGCTATATTCAGCCGTCAGGATTTATTGCGTCTGGCCTTAGACCTGGAAGTGCCTGTACCTGAAATTTACGGCGAGATTTTGACAAAAAGCGATGGAACTTTATGCACTACCCGCGCACAAAGAACAGGCTGTACAATGTGCGGTTTCGGCGTCCATCTTGACAAACGCCCACACCATTTCGATATGCTGCGGGAGGACAACCCCAAGGAATGGAATTTTTGGATGTACGAAATGGGATGGGGAAAGGTATTCGACTGGATTGGCGTTGAATGGGAAACTGATTGGAAACTGCCGCTGACAGACGGCGCTATGAAAGGCCAAATCACTCTGGTGGAGATAGCCATGTAGTAATCACATAAGAAGGTGAGATTTTGAGATACATATTGAAAACCGCCGGTCTTATGGGGCTCGTCTTGATGGTCGGCTCCGTCGGCGGGCTGGAGACCTCCCAGTTTGGTTTCTGGAGGGCTGTGATCCAGATGGCAATCAGCGGCGGGATATCGTTTCTCGCGATTTATAAACTGGCGGACAGTAAGCCGGAAGCCAATAGATGATTTAAGCGCAATGGCGCAGCGTTGCCGGGCGTTGCTGGGCGAGGCGGCGCGGTGCAAAGGCGCGGCATAGAACAGCGGATATTGGCAGGTCAAAGGCAGAGTTTGGCAAAGAAGCGCATAGCAAAGGCGTGGCTAGTAGCTGCGGGGATAGGCGCTGCGAAGCAAAGGCAAAGTATTTTTAATCAAGGGAGATAAATTATGACAAATCTTAAAGTAAAGCTAATTTTCAAGGATGAGATTTTGGGGACATCACCAAACACCGAAGAAATCTTTCGGGATTACATCGCATCAAAGTCGCCCGATGCGGCGACCATTGAGGACGAAGTCGCCGCCCTCGGCGTTGACGCGGCGACCCAAAACGGGAAGACAGTCTTCCCGCGAACCAAAGACGGCGTCCCATTTATTTACGACTATATGCTAAAGGGCTTCTTCAAAGACGCCTGCGGAATGCTCTCCAGACTGGTCGAGAAGGACGCGAACGGCAAAAAGAAGAAATCACCGAACGAAAGCGGCAAGCTGACAGCTTACAAAAAGGTCATCGACGGCCTGATATTCGTCGAGCCGCGTCAGATACCGTTTAAGTTCGCCGGGAATATCGGCGACTGCCAGCGTCCGTTGCGGGCGCAGACGGCGCAAGGCGAGCGTGTAGCCCTGGCGAACAGTGAATCCATTCCGGCTGGGTCGGAGATCGAGTTCACGGTCAAATGCTTGTCGGACGACCATGTGGCCGCCGTTCGCGAATGGCTTGATTACGGGGCTTTGCGCGGGCTGGGGCAGTGGAGGAATTCAGGGAAAGGCCGGTTTACGTGGGCTGAGGTTTAAGCGCAATGGCGAAGTGTCGCAGCGCCCTTCAGCGCGGGGCAAAGGCATAGCGGTGCCTCGCATCGGGGTGCATAGCACAGCAAAGGCACTGCGGAGCAGGACAGGGCAACGCGACGCACAGCAAAGGCGCAGCACAGCAGAGATGGGCGCGGCAAAGGCATAGTCGGGCTTTGTCCGGCATGGCAAAGGCACAGCGAAGCAGGGCATTGCGGGGCAGAGCGTGGCGCAGCGCTGCAAAGACGCGGCACAACAACAAACAAGGAACTCGCCGAAGAGTGCGAGGGTGTCATCCCAGCATGATACGCTAATCGTGTGGAAGTCGCACCGGGGTTCCTATTTTGCAGGGCACAGTAAAGCAACGGCAAAGAGATGTATGGCAAAGAGATGTATGGCATGGCAAAGGCGGAGTAGTACATAGCATTGCAATGGCGTAACTGTGCATCGTGAAGCGCAGTATAGCACAGCAAAGGCAAGGACTGGCGTGGCAGGGTGCAGCAAAGGCATAGCGAAGCAGGGCAGGTCGGGGCAGGGCGCGGCAATGGCGTAGTGACGCAGTACGAAGCGGGGCACGGCAGCGGCGGACAAAAAAAATAAGCCCGTGGGGGCTTATTCGCTGGAGGCTTTGGATAGTTTTAAGGCTTTAATATCATACATGTTATCAGCGGTAATCGTTCTCAAAACAGAAACTTCAGATTTTAGCTCAGTTATTTCTTTGAGCTCGTCGAGCTTGGTATTAACGCCTTGATCGAGTTTGTCTACTTTTTGTTCGAGTCTCTTTTGGTCTCGATATGATTCGTTTACGCATTGCGTTATTACTCCGACCTCTTTGTCGAGTCTGTTGGCCAGGGTTTTAAGACTGGCAAGTTCCTTGCCGTGTTCAGCTTGGACGGATTTAATCTCAGCGACATCTTGCTTAATTGCGGTGATTTCCCGCTTAAGTTCGGCGAAGTCCTGGTCGTGTTTCTCGATAAGCGTACTGAGCATCGAAATTATTTTATCTTCATTCATGTGGCGGCTCCTCCTTTCTAGGGTCGTCGATGGGGGTGGGTTCGGGGGTATCCTCCGGCGATAGTGGCGGGAGGGGGTTGTCCGCTGGTATAAGCGGGGTTTTTATATCGGTTAATCCTAATAAATAATCCGTGCTGACCTGGAAATAGGAAGCGAGTTTAATAATACCGTCGAAAGATGGTTTCTGAGTTCCAGCTTCATAATGCTGGTAATTGCGCTCGCTGACTTCTATATCTGTAGCAACTTTTTTCTGTGTAACGCCTTTGGAGTTTCTTAATTCTTTTAGCCTTATATTGAAATCTTGCACAATATCAACTCCAAAAATAAATTATATTTGTTAAACATTATTCTTGACACGTCGATGTCTTCGTGTTATTATAATATTAACACGTCGATATCTTCGTGTTAATATAAAAGGGGAGGATAGAAATAGATACAAAAATAAAAAATGCTAGACACGCACTCGGCTTAACGCAGGTAGAGGCCGCAAATAGAGCAAAAATAAGCGAGAGGGGATATCAATTTTACGAATCTTACAAGCATATTCCCAATGCTTACACGGCAGTACGTTTGGCTGATGCGTTAGGTACAACTGTCAAAGAGTTATACTCGGAACCTCAGACAGCTATTTAATAAGCAAAATTTAAAATACATAACTTAATTCTACTACCTAACTATTGATTTTACAAGACGGAAAAATGAACAAAAATTTAAAGGGGAGGAATCTGGCTATGACAAAGTTCTATACGTGGCAGGAAACGACATCCGGACACATTATGATCGTGAACGGACAAAACAAATGGTTCATTCGTAATAGTAATTCGCGATGGGAAGTTTATGAGATTGTTCAACCGCCTGCTGGGTGCGTACTTCACGACATCTGCTTCAGCTTGAGCAATGCAAAATATAGGGCGTATATCATGGAATGCAATGAGCATAATCAGTGTCGCGAAATGACGGTCGCAAATTAGCAAAATACAAACTGTGGATACTAGAAAATTGAACAAAAATTTAAGGAGGCAACCCAATGTCACAAATCGCAAATTTGGGCTTACAACTCTACACGCCGGAAATGGGCGAGCGTAAACCGATCGCGCAGATAGAAGCAATAATGGGGCGTGGCAATCATTGGAGTCTGCGCACGCCGCTCATGCTTAAAGGACGCGGCATAACGTTGCGCGAAGTGTTGACAAAGGATAAACTGCTAAAAAGCGGTTGGTATATGGACGGATGGTTTTCATACTGGGTGACGGACAGGGCTTTTGACAAGCTCAAGGAGCAGTATTCGATAAGCTGCGAAATGCTTTTAGATTAATATTATAAGGAGCGTTTGATTTATGACACAAGAAACAATCAACATTGAGGAGCTGATCGCCCAGGCGAAAGCCGAGGAAAGGGCCAAGGTAATCAGCGAATTGGCAACGAGGAAGAAGTCCGACAGCGTTTGGCGCAAAGCTAAAGCAAAATTTTGTGTTAAAGTACAACAGTTATTTCCCAAAATGGGCAGGGCGGCCAAACTAGTAGATCACATCGGGCACATTGGGGCTATTGTATCAGGCTATCCGGTGGCGGCATCATATAAGGAAAACGATATCGAGTGGGTCGAAGGGATGTTCGATGATTTCTTCGGCGTGGCTGTTAAATACAGAAGGGAGCAAATATCATGAGTAACAAAGATAAAGCCGAAATCATCCTTGAGGCGCTGGATGAGTACATACAAGTTGACTGGAACTTTAAGGGAGTCTGGTTCAAAGCAATTATCAACGGCTTAGAGGCTATTGACGAAAAGGAAAAGGAAAATGAGCGTAATAGCCTGACAGCCAATGACAAGAATATGTCATTCGATTTCCTCGGCTACGTTTCATCGTGCCTTGGTATGGCGGGGAGATAAAAAAACAGCCCTCGAAGCCGGCAAGCGTCGGGGGCATAGAAAATCAACTACAGTAATTTTATCATAGAAAGAAAGGAATGTCAAGATGACGCACCCAGAAATTTTACATATCGAGAGATTCGGATTCTTTGGCAGGTATCCCGAAGTCATCTGTACATGCGGGCTGTGCGAAGAAGTAATCTACGAAGGCGACGAATACTACGATACGCCGGACGGCGATGTCCTTTGTGAAGTTTGCGTCGACAACATGAGCATACGCGAACTGATGGAATTCGTCGGCTGTGAAAAGAAAACCGCTGTGGCGGCATAGACGGAAGGAGCGGAAGAAGTCACATGATTATCGACAGACAGAAATGGCTTGAGGAGCGGCGCAAGGGCATCGGCGGTTCGGACGCCGCCGCTATTATCGGGCTTAACAAATATGTCACCCCGTATGCGCTTTGGGCCGACAAAACCGGCAGGCTTCCCGAAAGGGAGGACACGGAGGCAATGAGGCAGGGCCGTGACCTGGAGGATTACGTCGCAAAGCGGTTTTGTGAAAAGACAAACCTCAAAACGCGACGGTGTAACATGATTTTAAAAAACCCTGATTATCCGTTCGCGCTGGCGAATGTTGACCGCCTGATAGTAGGCGAAAAGGCAGGGCTTGAGTGCAAGACCACAAGCGTCCTAAATTTGAAACGCTTTAAAAACGGTGAATATCCGGACGAATATTATGTCCAGTGCGTGCATTACATGGCGGTTACAGGATATTCGAAATGGTATCTGGCGGTGCTTGTACTGAACAATGATTTTATGGTTTTCGAGATAAAACGTGACGAAGAGGAAATAGTCGCTTTGATGAACGCCGAAAAAGAGTTTTGGGATGAGTATGTCGTAAAAGACATCCCGCCCGATCCGGACGGTCTGAAATCAACGACAGAGGTTATCAACAGGATTTATCCGGACGCCCTTGACAGCGAGACCGATATATCACATTTGCATTCGGAAATTGAGCATATACAGGCTTTGAAAGGTCAGATCAAGGTTCTGGAAAAAACAAAAGAGCTTTCGGAGCAGAAAATCAAATTGGAGATGGGCAGCAGCAGCATAGGATATTGTGGTGTTTATACTGTGAAATGGGGCGAGCAAAGCCGCGAGTCGGTAGACAAAAAGCTGCTCTTGAGAGAACACCCTGAAATTGATTTGAAACCTATTCTCAAAATCAGTAATTTCAGAAAATTTGAAATCAAGGAAATAAAGGAGGCTAAATAGTATGGCCGGTATTATTCAAAAAGCGGCGGGACAGTCAAATGTTGCTCAAAAGAAAGCGGGTCAGACACTTAACGGTCTGATCAATTCATTCCTCGATAAGGAAGGCTTAAGACGGCGTTTTGATGAGCTTTTAGATAAAAGGGCTCCACAGTTCGTGTCGTCGCTCGTCTCACTTTTGAACGCGACGCCGCAATTGCAGGAAGCGTTTTACAAAAACCCAATGTCGGTAGTACAGGCTGCCCTCAAAGCGGCGACCTTCGACCTGCCGATTGATCCGAGCCTTGGATACGCATACATTGTCCCGTTTAATAATAGCACAACAAGAGTACCCGAAGCCACTTTTATTATGGGCTATAAGGGGATGCAGCAGTTAGCCCTGCGGACAGGAGCCTATGAAACTATAAATGTTGTCGATATCCGCGCGGGCGAACTTAAAAGCTATAACAGACTCACGGAGGAAATAGACATTGACTTCGTTGAGGATGATGACGAGCGGGACAAACTTGATATTATAGGTTATGTCGGATATTTTAAACTTATTAACGGTACCAAGAAAACAATTTATATGAGTGTCAAGCAAATAGAGGCCCATGAACGCAAGCACAGGAAAGGCAAATACATGGGTAAGGGTTGGAAAGATAATTTTCAGGCTATGTGCTCCAAAACGGTTATGCGCCGGTTGCTTGGTAAATGGGGGCTCATGTCAATCGACTACCAGAGGGCCGATTCCCATGTGCTGGCGGCGGCGGAGGCAATCTCAAGGGGGCAGTTCGACGACGAGGATGTAATAACCACGTCTGAATATACCGAAGTAACTCAGAGCAATGCGGAACAGATGGAGGATAAAACGAAAACCGGCAGCGTAACGCCGGAGGACGACACGCCGCTGCCGTGGGATGATGTTCTGCCCGACGTCGGCGCGTAAATATTGTTACATAGACCAATTTCGTGAGGCCGCGAAAATGGTCCGGGAAGATTAAATCGGGCGGCTATTCCGCGAGTGGCCGCCTTTTCACTACAATGGTTTATCAAATAAAGGGCGTGGGTGAATGGATTTATTTAAACAACTCGACACGTTTTATTCACGGATGGAATACAACCCGGTGTCGGCTAATGCGATATCTCTGTGGTACGCACTAATGCATATCGCGAACAAGACCAGATGGTTAGAATATTTCACGGTTGCCAATAAAACCCTTGAGTTGAAATCCGGATTGGAGATTAGTTCTCTGCAAAGGGCGCGGAATGAGTTAATCCAAAAAAAGCTGCTGATCTATGAAAAAGGCTCAGGCAAACATGTCCTTGCTAAATATTGTTTACCTATTCTGTATGAACAGGTGCCCGCCCAAGTAAAAAATACACCTGCCCATATTGAACAGGTACCCGAACAGGTAAAGAGTCTACCCGCCCATAATGAACATGTAAAAAATGCACCTGTTCATTATGAACAGGTAGGCGAACAGGTAGGCGAACAGGTAGGCGAACAGGTAGGCGAACACATTATAAAACATAAAACAGAAAACACAAAACAGAAAACCATAAATACTTCTTCGTCGGACGCTGGCGCGCCGACGTCGATGGCGAAAAAATCTTTTGACCTCGACGGCATTGAGTATAAAAGCTCAAAATACCTTGCTGACAAGATTCTTGAGAAGAATCCCCACGCAAGAGTCCCGAGGGATGATAACGAGCTTTTCAAGTGGTGCGTTCATATAGACTATTTGCTGAGGCTCGATAAGAAGCCACTGGATGAACTGCGTCAGGTGCTTAGATTCGCGGTTACGGATCCGTTTTGGAGCGCCAATATACTGAGTACAAAAAGCCTACGGGATAAGTATGATAAGTTGTTCGCGCACATGACCAGGCCCAAAACGGCGCAATTCACAAACAAAGACGACAGCCATTTGACCGGCATGGAAAGGCTTCGCCGCGAACGTGAGATGGGACAAAGACACGAAATAAAGGAGGTTGAAATTATTTATGACGAGAGAGGAGACCGAGAGCCTGATGGAGGTAATACAGGCGGCCTACCCTTCTTTCTACAGAGGTCAGACGGCTAAACAGGCCAATATAGCGATTGGGCTTTGGTTCGACTGTTTACGGGACTACCCTGCCGGAATCGTATATGACGCGCTTAAATCCGCGATAATTAAAAACCCTAAATTCCCGCCGTCAATCGGTGACGTGAACGCGGAGATCGTCGCTATGCGGAGACCGGACGCTAATCCGGATATTGACGGCGAAAAGGCTTGGTCATCGGTTCTTTTGTATATTCGCAAATACGGGGAGTATTCTGACAACCCGCAGGCTGGAATTGAGCTCAGAAATCTGATGTCCGACGAAGCCTGGGAAAGGGCGTTCAGGGCGGTCGGCGGATTCTACGATATTCGCCGTGCCGAGTCTGACAATATCGGCACCATGCGGGCACAGTTCATCAGGATTTATAACAGCTTTGCCAAAACCCGCGCGGATAACGCGATCCTGCCGCCGTCGCTGTACGCGCGCATCGAGTCGGTAAAATCCGAAAATATGGCCAAACTAACGGATAATCGGCCGACACGACGTTTGCTTGCGGACAGTCCAATACCGCAGCCTAAACAGACCGAGGATAAAAGCGAGGTTATAATCGCGTTTGAGAAAGCAAGGGCGGCGATTATTGACTCGCTTTCCGATTCCGAGGCGCGCAAGCAGGCCGAACGCACTAAACGCGAGAGAAAACGGTCAGACGAGATTGCCGCGAAAAGGGCTGCATTGGCGGCTCTGGCGGAATGGTGACGGCTATGTTATGCGGGAAATGCGGGGATCACGGGTATGCTTTATACCTGCGGAAAATAGGCGACTTGTTTTACGAGTTCGCCGCCCGCTGCACATGCGCTGCCGGTGATAAGTACAAGCACATCAGGATGCCGACTATTGACGCCGCCATTTCACCATGGCATAAATACGACCCGCAGGCGGTAAGCAGCGACCTCTGGAAAGAGGCTATGCGGCTCCAGACTCCGCAAACTGAGGTTGAAAGGGATTTGATCGGGATGTGTTAAAATTGGTTGAGTTTTACATAAATTACAAGCCGACGTCGTTCGACAGCCTGAATTGGATCTGTTCCCGTAAACACTGGGGAGATCGCAACAAATACGCTGACGCGATACGCTTAAAGACGATTAATACCCTTAAACGGCATAGGATACCCAGGAAGCCTTTTGAAAACCCCGTCCGCATCAGTATCGCCTATCCGAAGGACGGCCTTGACCTCGACAACCACGGTTTCTTCGCGAAAGCCGTTATTGACGGGATGAAAGGCTGGGTAATCGAAGATGACGCCAAGGCGTATTTTAAGGAGTTCTTTCAGGAGTTCTACGACGGGGACTTGATAAGGGTTATGGTTGAGGAGGTTCGGCATGAACAAGACGAAGATAGAGTGTTTTGATTATACGTGGAACCCAGTGACGGGATGTCTCCATGACTGCCCGTACTGCTATGCCAGGAAACAAGCGCGGCGCTTCCACGGCTATGAGCTTGAGGGAGAAACAACATGTTTTAATCCGTATGACGGCCCGGTAGAACTTGAGAAACCATTGAGCAAAATAACCAGAGACGGCAAGGTTGTCGCTGCTCCGTACCCATACGGCTTTGACCCGACATTCCACAGATACCGCCTCAACGAGCCGCAAAGCGTGAAAGAACCGAAAAACATTTTTGTTTGCTCAATGGCTGACTTGTTTGGGGACTGGGTGCCGGATGAGTGGATCGATGCCGTTTTTGTGGCTTGTGAGGCCGCTCCGTGGCACAGATATTTGTTTCTGACGAAGAATCCAGCGCGGTATACTGAGTTGGCGGAGAAGAAAATCCTTCCGGAGGCAGATAACCTCTGGTACGGCTCGACGGTGACGACGCAGGAAGAGCGGCTCTGGTGGAGCGACCGTAATAACACATTCGTCAGTATAGAGCCGATAATGAGGCCCTTTGATAAAATTAACAATCCCATTAAGACGGTGGACTGGGTAATCATCGACGCGGAAACCGGCAACCGAAAGGGCAAAGTAAGGCCGGAGCGGGCCTGGATCGAAAATATACTCGAAACCGCGAGCGGTAGCGGGATACCCGTATTTATGAAGAACAGCCTCGCTGACGTTTGGGGCGAGCCGCTGATACAGGAATTTCCGTGGGGTGAAGCGAATAATGCCGAAGAAATCTAAAAACCCCGATAGCGAGCGCGATCCGGACAGGATTAAGTCGCTTGAGGAGTTCAGGCGGCTATGGCCGATTCAGCGGAAGCTGTGGCTTGCTGAGATGCGGCGTATACAGGATGAGGAGATAGAATATGACCTACGCTGAATTTTTACAGAACAAGATATTAACCGTGCCGAAAAGCGGTTTCAAGATATATCCGGACGAAATAAACGCCGCACTTAAGCCGCATCAGCGCGACGCTGTTATGTGGGCGGTTCAGGGCGGGCGGCGGGCCTTGTTTGAAAGTTTCGGGTTGGGCAAGACGGTACAGGAACTTGAGTACTGCCGGATCATAACGGAGCGGTTCGGCGGGAAAGCCCTTATAGTGCTGCCGCTTGGGGTGCGTCAGGAGTTTCAGCGCGACGCGTCTAAAATCCTCGGCATGGAGCCGCCGGAATATGTGCGGACGATGGCCGAGGCGCGGGCTTCCGGCACAAAAATTGTACTGACGAATTATGAGCGTGTCCGCGATGGGGACATCGACCCGAAAGAGTTCACGGCCATGTCGCTTGACGAGGCGTCCGTTCTGCGGAGTTACGGCTCTAAGACGTATCAGACGTTTATGGAGAAATTTCAGGGCGTGCCGTATAAGCTTGTCTGCACGGCCACGCCGTCCCCGAACAAATACAAAGAGCTGATACATTACGCCGGGTATCTGGAAATAATGGACACGGGACAGGCGCTGACGCGGTTTTTCCAGCGTGACTCCACGAAGGCGAACAACCTGACGCTATATCCGCATAAAGAGGACGAGTTTTGGCTGTGGGTGTCAAGTTGGGCGCTGCTGATAACAAAGCCCTCGGATTTGGGCTATGATGACAGCGGATACGATTTGCCGCCGCTGGATGTCCGTTACCATAAGATTGATGACGATCCCACAAAGTTTGAGATTGACCGGGACGGCCAGTTTTCACTCAAAAGAAGCGCGGCAATATCGCTTTCAGCGGCGGCTAAAGAAAAAAGCGGATCAATCGACAGGCGCGTCGCGAAAGCCCAAGAGATCGTTGAAAGCTCACCGGATGACCATTTTATTTTGTGGCATGACCTGGAATCTGAACGAGCGGCGATAAAAAAGGCGATTCCGCAGGCTGTTGATATACACGGCTCCATGGAATACGATTTGCGGGAACAGCGCGTTATTGATTTTTCCGACGGTAAAATTAAGATTTTCACGACAAAGAAGTCACTTTCAGGTTCGGGCTGTAATTTCCAGCGATATTGTCATCGGGCTGTATTCATTGGGATTGATTACGAATTTAACGACTTTCTGCAAGCTATACACCGTATTTACAGATTTTTGCAGCCCGAGATCGTCCGTATTGACATTATTTATACCGAATCCGAAGCGGAAATTCTGCGCGTTTTACTGGACAAATGGCGGCGGCATGACGAAATGGCCGAAAAGATGACGGCGATTATCAAGCGGTACGGCTTAAGCGGCGCCGCAATTAAAGAAAATATGAAAAGGAGTATAGGCGTGGAGCGAATTGTTAATGAGGGGAACCATTATAAGGCGGTTTTAAATGACTGCATTCCGGAAACCGCCTCAATGCCGGAAAACAGCGTCGGGCTGATACACACGTCGATACCGTTCTCGAATCATTACGAATATACGCCGAGCTACAACGATCTGGGCCATAACGAGGACACCGCGAGATTTTTTGAGCAGATGGACTTTTTAACGCCGGAGCTCCTGCGGGTTTTGAAGCCCGGACGGATCTTCGCGTGTCATGTCAAAGACCGGGTGTTATTCGGGAACGCTACCGGCACGGGAATGCCGACAATTGAGCCGTTCACCGCGCTGACCCTGATGCACTGCATCAAACACGGATTTCAGTTTATCGGCCAAATAACGGTTTTGACGGATGTTGTCCGCGAAAACAACCAGACATACAGGCTTGGATATTCGGAGCAATGCAAGGACGGTTCAAAAATGGGCGTCGGATGTCCCGAATATATATTGCTTTTCCGTAAATTGCCGACCGATACCAGCGCGGCCTACGCGGATGAGCCGGTAAAGCGCGATAAAATCAGCTATTCATTATCGCGCTGGCAGTTGGACGCCCACGCTTTTTGGCGCTCATCCGGGAACAGAGTTCTGACGCCTGAAGACATAGCTCAAATGCCGATTAACAAGGTTCAAAAGGCTTTTAGCCTGATGTCGCGCGGCAATGTGTATAACTACGATGAACATGTCAAGTTGGCCAGGACTCTGGAGGAAAAAGGCATGATGTCAAAAACTTTCATGGTTGTCGCGCCGCCGAGCTGGTCATCCATGGTTTGGGACGACGTAAACCGCATGAGGACGCTGAACACGAAACAGAGCCAGAAACAAAAGCAGATGCATGTTTGCCCGCTGCAATTCGATATTGTGGAACGGATAATCGATCGTTATTCAAATCCGGGTGACGTCGTGTATGATCCGTTCGCCGGTCTGTTTACCGTTCCGATGATTGCCGTAAAGATGGGACGTTACGGTGTCGGTACCGAACTTAACGCGGATTATTACGCTGATGGGCTGGCATATTTAAAGGCCGCCGAGGAAGAGCGTGACATGCCGACTTTGTTTGATTTTATCGAATCCAGCGGGGCAGTGGCGAACTGACCGAATGAGGAGTGATTTTATACCAAACAGGAGACTGACGCATCTTTCGTTATTCTCCGGCATCGGCGGCATTGACCTGGCCGCCGAACGGGCCGGTTTTGAAACTGTCGGGCAGTGCGAATTCGCCGACTATCCGACAAAAGTACTTGAAAAACATTGGCCTGACGTACCGAGATGGAGGGATGTAAGGGATGTTACAGTTAAATCTTTTCGAGAACGAACGGGAATTGAGAAGCCAACGTTATTATCAGGGGGGTTCCCCTGCCAGCCTCACAGCTTTGCGGGAAAGCGTTTGGCGTCTTATGATGAACGTGATTTATGGGGGGAATTCGCAAGAATCATTCGCGAAATTAAACCGCGATGGATTGTGGGAGAAAATGTACCGGGGTTATTGTCAAGCGAAGGTGGCCGATTCTTTGGACGAATTCTGCGAGACTTGGCCAAAATGGGGTATAATGTCGGATGGTGTTGCTTTCCTGCCGCATGGGTTGGAGCCATACATAGACGAGAGCGAGTTTTTATTATTGCCCACACCCAAAGCAAGCGACGGGACGGCGGCGGAACGTTCCAACAAAAAAGACCTGCAAACTTGTTTGCACAGGCTGTTTCAGCCGAAATACAACAAGACACAGCGGACTATATACTTCCTGCTCTACAATGGCGCGACCTGGAGCCAGTGCGCGGAATACTACGAAATGATGATGGACGTGCCGCGGGGGTGGACAGACTTACTTGTTTAGGGAACGCTGTTGTGCCTCATCAGGTTTACCCGATTTTGGAGATGATTTACGAAATTGAACAGGGATAAAGCAGTATCCCGGCAGGGTGGGGGGGTATTTAAAAAGCATGGCAAAAACATATAGAACAATCAGCCTGACGGCTTCCGTTGCCCTGGCGGTATTGGTAACCGTCTACTGTTTCGAGGGAAGCAACGGGCTTTTGGGGAACGCGGCGTATAGATTTTTCAGCGGCTTTTTAGGTTCATTCAGGTTTATGGTTCCGGTTTTGATTATTTTGTTCGCATTGTATAAATATATCAGTGAGAAAGTGGGCGAGTTAGCGGATAAGTCCGAAAAAAGCAAAGCCGAGGCCATAGACAAGGTATTTGAAAAGTATGGAATCGATGCCCGCGTCAAGAAGCGAATCGAAGGCGTCACGCTTGACAGGTATCGAATAAAAGTGGGCCAGGCAAGGGTCAAGAGCGTATTGAGCCTCGCGGATGAGATGCAGTTAAAACTCAGGTCGGGTTTGGTGACGATAACAAAGGAAAACGGAAAGATTTTCGTGGATGTACCGAAGAAGTATGTTGAAGCCATAACCCTGGATCATGTTTTCGATGACGACGAATTTTTGTCAAGCGGCAAGCTGTCGGTCCCGATCGGGCTGACCGTCAGTAACCAGGTGAGATACGGCAATATCGCGGAGTTCCCGCATTGCCTGATAGCCGGGACGACCGGCAGCGGGAAGAGCGTATTCCTCAACGTGCTGATTTGCTCATTGCTGCGGAAAAACCGTCCGGAAGATTTGCGTTTCGTGATGATCGACCCCAAACGCGCGGAGCTGACGCGGTACAACGGTATACCGCATTTGATCGGGGACGTCGTTACGGACGGCCATGACGCGGCAGGCGTCCTGAATTTTCTGGTTAGCGAGATGAACCGCCGGTACAGGCTGCTGGAGCTCAACGGTTTTACCAATATTGAGGCTTACAAAAAGAAATCGGGCGCTAAACTGCCGTACATCGTCGTAATCATTGACGAGTTCGCGAATCTGATGCTCGATAAAGGGTTCAACGCGGAAACGCCGCTGAAACAGCTCGCCTCGATGGCCCGCGCCTGCGGGATCCATCTCGTAGCCTCTATGCATAGACCAGACCGAAAGGTCATAGAAGGCGCTGTAAAATTGAATTTCCCTACGCGCATAGCTTTAAAGGTGGACAGCGGGATAAGCAGCAGAATGATCCTGGATGAGCTTGGGGCCGAGAAACTTCGGGGCAAGGGCGACATGAAGTTTTTGTCGAGCGGCGCGGCTGAGTCGGAGAGGCTGCAGGGGTTTAACATCGGCGACAGTGAAGTGCAGGCGCTGATAAAAGGCTTGATTAAGCGGTATCCTCGAAGCGCGGCGCAGCGCTACAACCGTTCGGAGCATATTGTCGGCAGTGAGGCGGGGGGCGGCGCACCGTCCACGGATAACACACAAACGGCGCGGCATACTCCCCAAGCAGTTGACGAACCTATCATGAACATCAACCAATCGGATTATAACACATCCGTAAATAATTTTAAAGAGCAAAATCAAAAATCGAAAAAATTATTTTCGGATGACAAGACAGAGGGGATTATTGAACTTGCCATACAGGAGAGGAAGTTCGGCCCCTCATGGATAAGGACAAAGCTTAAATGCAACAATATAAAATCAACCGCAATATTTAGTGAAGTCGAAAAGTTACAGGAGGATTTCGGTATTAAAATGATCGGGGACAGGAAAGCAGGTAATCAGCCTTATGAATTTTTACTGACAGAGAGTCAGTTCGAGGAAATCAAAAAGCAGTTACGGATGAGTTAATTTGCCGGTACTTTTTTGCTCGTACTTTGCTGGTACTACTACTATAAAAAATTTGGAATACTAACACTTTTTGAAAATTTCGGCGTGTAAAAGTAGTAGTAGTACCAGCGAAAAAGTAGTAGTACCAGCGTGATAAAAATGGTTGGATAACAAATTAATAAACAATGACAATGAGAATGATTTTAAGAATTGGCCTCATCGGGCAGAAAGAAATCCGTTTTTGGGCTGCTACATAATGTATTAAATTTGGACTATTTGAGGGGAGTTGGGTGATTTGAATAAAAAATTCGCAGGTTTAATAAAGCTCGTAGATGAAAACCCGGATTTAGCAGTTAAGTTCATGGTAAACTATGAGGTTTGCGCCAGTGATGACCATACTTATTGGTTAGCTGATATCGCAAGCGCTGAGGTCGATGAGATTTATGATGGAAATCATGGTCACGGAGATGACGAAACGATTTATATACGAAGCCTTGACGAAGAAACACTGGTTGATTACATAGCGGAACATGAATTTGAAGACGCGGACATAGAAACAGCTTACAGTGAGGCCGAGAAAATTGTCAAAGATTTAGCTTGGCAAAAAGTAATTCTTGTTTATATCGATGTTTGTTGATGACTATTTGAGGAGTTGGGGGATTTGAGCGAAGAATTAAAACCGTGCCCGTTTTGCGGGGGTAAGGGTGGGGCTAAAGCTCTGTTCGGATGTTGTGCCGTTATGTGCAAGAAGTGCCGTTCAGCGGGGCCGGAGCGCGCGACACGTAATGAGGCCATTGACGCGTGGAATATGCGATGGTACGACGGAATCAGTGGATTTATAGATACATTTTCACCAAAATTACAGTCGGTTATCGCGGACTGGACGTGCGATGACGACACATGCGACGAATGGGAGGAACGGGAATGAAAGCTGGCGAAATAACCGATTGCGAATCTTGTCCGGTTGGCAAGTATGAGTGCATATCCATCATGCGAGGAAACACTTCAAATATGTATGCGATGGATCCACCGTGCGAGTTGTGGAATCCGGATGATGAAATTCCGACTGACTATGAATTACCGGAAAACGGGCTTAACATATAACAAAATAAAAAGGCAGCTCGCGCCGCCCTGGAAACCATACAGGTTTAGTATATAATATACTGACAAAAATTTCAAGGGGGCGGGAGCGTGGTATTGGAAACTTATAGAGAAATGATTTCATTTTTTAAGGATATGGCGAGCTACCTGCAAACATTGAAAGACGCGAAATCTGTCTGCAAGGCGGTCATGAACGCAATGTCCAAATTTTCATACGATAAAGTGAGTTTTGCGGACGAAGTAGAAGAATTTAAGGAAATGCTCATGGCAGCGAATACCCTCAATGAAATCATTGGCGGCTTTGAAAAGGCGATAACCCAAGCGGAGAAAAGGCTTGGTGAGGCGGAGGGCATTGACGCGAAGGTAATTTATATGCGCGATATTGAAAAGAAGCGGTTGTATGAGATTGCTGATGAAATGAACTATAGCGAAGGTTATATACGGAATATATCCGCCAGGAATCCGAGAAAAGGCTGTTAAAATTTGATGACTTTATTTTTGATAATCTGTGTTATTCTGTAAACTGAGATTTTCATAATTGTATTTCTCCCTTTATTAGCCCCGCGCGTTTTTTCTCCTTTTCGCGCGGGGCGTTTGTAAAATAGGACTCCCGACGCCTCTGGCTTGACAGTCACGCGTACCAGCGGGGGGCGTAGTATATTCAGCCGCTGAAAGCGGCTTTTTGCTTGTAAAGAAGGTGGCGCGGATGCCAACGAAACCAAAAAAACCATGCAGGTATCAGGGCTGCCCTGAACTGACGGGCGGCAGATACTGTGATACACATAAAAAATTGATGGATGCGCGGTACAACAAACAACGTGATCCGGATACCTGGGGGCGTTATGACTATCGCTGGCGTAAAATCCGCGCGACCTATATCGCCAAACATCCGTTGTGCGAACAATGCAAATTGGCAGGGCGGCTGACTCCGGCGCAAGAGGTTCACCATAAAAAGCCGCTGGCTGATGGCGGTACCCATGCGATCGATAACCTTATGAGTTTGTGTACGTCCTGCCATTCGACGATAACGGCGAAGGAAAGCGGATGTTGGGGGATAAAAAAACAAGAGGGTTATTTACCCTCTTGAATTCTTTGGCCTTCCTGCTTTCGGAGATATTGCCCGTCTTGTTTCAATTTCTTCACGCCAGAATAACATGGTTTGACTAAGCTCGACGGCGGGTTTTAATTTTCCTCGTTTGATGAGGTCAGAAATATTTGATCTTGTGCAGCCTAAAATTTCTGCCGCTTGAACTGACGTTACTAAATTAAGCTTAATGAATTGAGCAATATCGTTTTTATTCTCAAAACTATACACGGTTATTTTTGATGCGGCTGATATAGTAAACAGCCATTAATATGATATTTAACGCAATTAAACCAAGTATAACAAAATCGGAAAGCCTAAGGTTGTTATAATCCATATCGGCAAGGGTTAGTACGAAAACTGCCAGGACAGGGATATCTATTATTTTTTTAAGGTTGCGCATAGACTTGATGGATGATATAATAAAGAGGGTGAGGGGAGGAGATTTCCCCTCACCCTTTGGACTAGTCTTTCTTATGTAGCTCTTTCCATATCTTTATTGCGTTGTAGACCGCGACAAGGATGTATGCTATCGTTTGAAAGACTATTCTTATTTTATCACCCATACTCACCACCTCCTTTCTATGTTTTTATTATAGCATAATACTTCATAGTTGTCAAGTATTTTTTGAAATATTTTTATTTTTTTTGGAAAAACTTTTTCCGCTTTCAGAATAAATTTTTTTCTGGAGGGTAGGGGCGGTTGAAATCTCTGCAGCGAAACGCTTCGACAA